TCGTAAGCTATACGAAGAATTTGCATCAAGAAATTACAATGTTAAGATGTACGATTCAAAAAATAGCGAAGAAAACAGGCACGATTTGATTGAATGGTTTAAAACAACACCCGATGCTATTCTATTAAACGTGCAAGTCTTTACAACTGGATTCGATTGCAGTGATGTTGATGTTATTTTCTTGAATAAAAAGACTACCTCGCTTAATTTGTTTCAGCAAATGGTAGGGAGAGGTGGCAGAATTTCACTTGGTAAGTTTTCTTTCAAATTAATTGATATGGGAAACAATGTGCGAGACCATGGTAGTTGGAGCAGCAAAAGAGATTGGTCTGATTTATTTTACAAATGTGACATTAATATTGTTGGAACACCCAAACCTGCTGCCATTAGAAGCTGTCATAAATGCGAGGCTGTATGCGCTGCCAATTCTTTGATATGTGAAAGTTGTGGTGAAGAAAGAAAATACACTAAAGGCGGAGTTACGGGTTTGCCAATGTTAAACGGAAAGCCAGTTATTCCTTCACCTGAAAAAATTATAGAACATTGCCAAAGAAATAACTTGAAATTATTAGACGCTAGAAAAATGGTTTATACTCAGGTAGGCAAAATGTTTGAATCTATATCTGAAGAATCATTTATAAAGAATAGAGATAGCGGTAAGTTAGAGGTAAAAGCAAGGATATTTTTGTCACCTTATTACTTTGCAATTCAAAGAAGTGATTTAGAAGGGAATAAAAGTAGTACATTTGAATTATTCATTAACAAAACAATCAAAGAAATTGAACGAAGATATTTTACAAGCTGAAATTTTTAAATGGTATTTTAACAATTTTTGCACAAAACAGAACGATGTGCCACATCTTATATTTTCAGTACCTAATGGTGGACTGAGGACAAAATCTGAAGCTATGAAATTAAAAGCTACCGGATTGGTGGCTGGTGTTTCAGACCTTATAATAGTACAACCAAACAGAACTATTTTCTGCGAGTTGAAGATATTAAAAGGCAAGCAATCCCCACAACAAATCGACTTTCAAACTAAGGTCGAAAACTTAGGATTTGAATACTGGTTGGTTAGGAGCTTGGATGAGTTTAAGTTGTGCCTACAAGCCACAAAAGGAATTATTTACCCAATTGAAAATAATATAAAATAAATTAGGTTACTATTAATATTTATTCTTATCTTTGCTAAAACTTTAAAATAAATAGGATGGAAACAAGAGAAATTACACACGAAGGAGTAGCAATGGATTTGCACTACGAATGGGACAACACAGGAGAATATCATGAAACGCCAGACATCGAGTATTTACGTTTATACTTTGTCTATGTAGGGGATTATGATATTATTGACTTGTTGTCCGAGTCAGTTAAAGAACGTCTTACTGAGAAATTGTATAGTGAATTAGAAAATTAATTAATAAAAATAAAATAAGATGAAGCAAGAAAATATCGACTGCATGAAATATCGCAAGTCTACACACATCGCAGGGATCGATGTAGAAACAATTATCACCGAGAAAGGTAAATGCGTTCTAACAATCAAGGAAGCATATTACAGCACCGGAGTTGACGTGTCAGGAAACAAAACAGATGGTTACTTCCTAGAGTTTGAAGAGGATGTAAAACCAATGGTTGCCAATTCTATTAATAGAAAGACCATTGCATCAATCGTAAAGATTCAAAAGAAAATGACTTCCGCCGAATCTAGAAATATCGGTAATTGGATTGGTGTACAAATCGAATTAAGTTTCGATGAATCAGTAAAAATGATGGGGAAACAAGTCGGAGGGATTAGAGTTAAGCCAACGCAACTAATTAAGGAGAAACAACCGATAACAGATGAACGATTTAATACAGCCTTAGAAGCTATTAAAAGCGGTAAATTCGATAAGGAGAAATTGGTATCTGATTTCATGTTGACAGCTACACAAAAATTAACACTTGAGGGATTATGAAAGCAAAAGAAGAGGCAAAAGAATTATTAGGTATTTTTTATTCTGAAAGTGATTTTGGAATCGATAACGATAGGGAACTAGCTAAAGAAGTTGCGGAAAGTTATGTTGATGATAAAATCAAAAAATATCAATCAATTATAAAACATTACAAACAAGTTAAACAACTAATAAAAAAATCATGATTAGACACAATATAGAACAACGCACTATCGAATGGCATGAATTAAAGCATGGCAAAATCGGTGGCACATTATCGAAAGGTTTATTTGTTAAATCCGATACATTACTGATTGAATTGCTTTCTCAACGCATTGAAGAGTATGAAGCGGAAGAGTCTTATATATCCTCTGATATGCAGAAAGGAATTGAGCTTGAGCCGTATGCAAGGGAAGCACTAAGCAATGAAGTATTTGTATCGTTTAAAGAAGTTGGATTCTTACAGAGCGTATCGATTCCGTTACTTGGTATTTCACCGGATGGAATAACAGACGACGACACAGTAGCGTGCGAGATCAAGTGTCCTGGTGCTAAGAAGCACACATCAACAATTTTAGCAAACGAGATACCAAGCGACAACATACACCAATGCTTGCACTATTTCACGGTCAATCCAAAGCTAGAGATACTTTACTTTGCATCGTACCGCCCTGAATGTTTAGTTAAGCCGTTATGGTGGACTGCAATAACATTATTCACACCAATTGACTTAGGCACGAAAGCAAAGCCTAACATTAAAACAGTTGAGGAATGGGTTGGAATTGCACGTGAGGAAGCGGAGAAATTGAATCACGAGTTGAATATGGCATTGTTAAAGTTAAATGAAATGTACGTATGAAAACAGCAGTAGAATGGTTTGCAGGAGAAATCAAAGGGGGTAAGTTAATAACAAATCAAAAGTTTGAAGAGCTATTGCAAAAAGCCAAAGAAATGGAGAAGCAGCAATTAAAAGATGCTTATTTAAGAGGTATTGAAAATTATGACCCAACATTTACAAGAAAATCATGAAAACAGCAGTAGATTTTTTAGTAGAAACATTAGCAGAGAATGGAATTTTGCACAGTTCGGATATTGAACAAGCAAAAGAAATAGAGAAGCAGCAGATTGAAGATGCTTATTCTAATGGTAGAGTTGATGAACAATTTAAAGGAACTGGAGCTTCTTTTTATATAACTAAAGCAGAACAATACTATAACGAAACATTTAAACAATGATACAATATCTAATGTCAATAGGCTACAAACCATTCAGGTATTCAAAGCTCGGTTTAGTTTCTTGCGTGAATCCTTACGATTATTCAACAATGCGAGAGGGCGGATTGGATGTAAGGTTAATAAAAGGAGATTCAATCTTTACTATTGGCTTACATGAGTTTAAAAAGCCGCCAACATTGATAAGTCCGAGACCGAGAATCCAAATATACAAAACAATTGTTGTGGATTCTATTAAAAAAGACATAATGATATCAGAAATGGAAGATGACGCAATGAATATTGTGCTAAAGGAAGTTGAATATGAACAAATATTTAAAGCAATTCACGATAAGTCAGTTTGCTTTGAGTTTGATTTACGAGATTAATAACATAAAACTAAAACAATGGAACAAGAATTCATATCAAACATCAAGCAATACATCGCAGACAATAACATAAGCGTTTGGAGATTTTGCAAGGAAATTAACTTTACAAACCCCGATAAGATGAAAAACTACCTGAACGGAAAGGTAGGCATCAACGGGAAGACAGTCTTTAATATCATGAATCTGATTTACAAATGAAATTGTTAATAAATATATTTGACAATTGCAAGGTATTTCTATTTATTTTTATAGTATATTTACTAAAAATGAAATAAATTGGTTTGGATTAATAGAGTAGTTGAACATCATAAGGAGTGGATTGCCTTTGTCCACTCTTTTGGTGAACACTTTTTTGCTGAAGATATTGTTCAGGAGACATATATAAACCTATTGAAGTGGAGCAGCGAGGATAAGCTATTCACAAACGGCAAAATTAACAAAGGATATATGTGGCTATCCTTAAAAAACACCTTCTTACAGCACATTAATAAAACTAAACGCATCAAGTATGTATCTTTAGAAAATCTTTATATGATGGAAATGTCGAATAATACAGAGATGTTGGTTGCGAAGAATGCTATTGAACTAAAAATAGTAGAGGAAATTGATTCTTGGCATTGGTACGATAAAATGCTATTCGAAGTCTATCGCAATGAAAAAACATCAATGCGTAAAATGGCAGCTGAAACAAAGATAAGTTTATCCAGTATATTTAATACCATTAAAAACTGCAAAGAAAAGATACAAGACAATGTAGGCGAAGATTGGGAGGATTATATTAATGGAGACTTTGAACTACTTTAAACAAAAACACAAAAATTTAATTATATAGATATGGCAAGACCAAAAAAAACACAAGCGACTGGATTAGGAGACACAGTAGAATCCGTTTTAAAAGCTACCGGAATAGATAAGATAGCTAAATTCTGATTAGGTGAAGACTGCAAATGTGATGAACGTAAAGCAAAGTT